GAGCTGACCAAGTCCTTGAAGTCGAATCCGTCGGTGGAGTGGATGCCCTTGTTGGAGACGAACGCCAGCCGCTCCGTCGCAGAGTCGTCCGGGGTGTAGACACAGGCGCACATCGGATTGACGATGCCGAAGGTGCGGCTGATGGCCTCCATCGCCTTGCCGCGGTCGAAGCTGGCGTCGCGCTCGCTGGGCAGGTACTTGACCCGCCAGATCGAGTTGTCGAGCCCCACCACCAAGACGTTGTTGACCACCTTGACGTGCCGGATGCGGTCGTTGTCCCGGGTCTCGAAGTCGAGGAAGAAGGTGGCCGGGAAAGCCTCAGTGTCTCCGGGATAGCTCCAGCGCAACAGGCTGGGGAAGGAGACGTCGTTGCAGACCAAGCAGTCCTCAAAGACGTCTGCGGTGTTGGCGCTGGGAGGCGGGCCGTTCTTGCCCACCTGAGCAGCAATGTCGCCGAAGGTGTAGACCACGGTCGGGAACGGCACCACGCCATCGGTAGTGGCAGCGTAGTAGACGTAGACCTTGAGGTAGTCGACTCCAACCGACACCCCCGGCTTAGTGATCGATAACATCACCATGAAGTTGGGACCAAAGTCGGTGGACACCAGCCCCGGGATGTTGCCCGCGAACCAACGATCGGTTGAGCTTCCCACGGTGAACGTAGTGGGAGACGCCGAACTGGTGCTGGTGATCGTGCCCGACTTGGAGGCGGTCTTGGGCAGCAGGAATAACCCACCCCTGGTGGTGAACCCACCAGTGACGGTGTCCCGAGTTCCAATGGTTACCTGCATCGGAACAGGCCCAGTCCCCGCCGAGACATACCCCTGCACCTCGACCTGAATCCCCTTCACGTTGCCGGTCAGGCCACCGAGATTGAAGGTGTAGAACGCTTGTTCTTTCCTGAGGAATCCGACCACCGTGGCCGAGGCATAGACGGTATTGTCTGAGAACGCGCTACCGGCCGAAGCCCAGTCGGCGAATGGGGCCACGCTATTGAACGACGCTGGGAAGCTGCTGGCGCTCGCGGTAGCAAGGGTGTCGATCACCGCCGCCGTGGCCGAGGCTCCTGACGCCGCAAGCTCGGCGATCATGAACCCGGTCGGGAACTTCTTGTCGGCCTCTCGCTCCTTCTTCGGACTGCGATAGATGCGCCAGTGGGTGGTTGCGGCGTTCCTGAGTTGCGGCATGAAGATCACCGGAGCCGCCGCGGTGGTGCTGACGAACACCGTGGTCGGACCGGTCTCTGCGGCGGTTCCGACACCGCCACCACCGAAGGTGGACTCCACAACAAGCTCTGAGCCGTCCTGTGTGTATTTGGCGACCTCGGTGGTCCAGTATTCGTAGTAGCCAGTAACGTCCTGAGAGAACGTGGCCGCCGTGGATGATGCTGCCGGGGCCGCGATTACCGGCAACATGCCATGGAATCGGGTCGTCGGAGGCGTGTTTGCGGCCGTCGCGGTCAGATAGAACACGCGGTTGGAAGCCGGGTCGCCCACATCGGCGGTGACCCCATTGAACAGGTAGAAGCGATTCCGGTAGTGGACGACGTCGAGTTGGTCCCCGTCCCCCACACCCGAGGCCAGCAATCCAAAGGTCCCAGCACCCGACACCGCAGCCGTCGAATAGTTGGCCGAGGAGTGAGCGATCAGGTAGTGATCGCCGTTGTCGAACTTGGCGTCCCTGAGCCCATCAACGTCGTGACCCGTGGCGGTGACGACACCAAACACGGCCCGGCCCTTGGCCCGGCGCAGGGCCTGGCTACCTGAGCGGTAGGACCCATTTTTTATGAAGGAAAGTTGCCCTTCACTAAGCAAGGCCGGGTCAAGGTTTGTAACGAGTCCGCCGTTCAAGGGCTCTCGATGGCGAGCCACTATCGATCTCCCGCGTGATAGAATCTTGTCCCATGCGAGGCGAGTCGACTCGGTTCAAACCACACACCCCAGAACAGCGAGTCGCCGCCTTCTGGGCCAAGGTCGACCGATCCAGTGACTGTTGGGAATGGGTTGGATGTCGTTACGTCAACGGATATGGAGCGTTTACCCGCAATGGATACGCCCACCGCTTCTCGTGGGATCTCCATAATGGCCCGATCCCAGCCGGAATGAGTGTCCTCCATCGCTGCGACAATCGATCGTGCGTCAATCCCGATCATCTGTTCGTCGGCACCCAAGCCGACAACGTCAGGGACATGGACACCAAGGGCCGTCGCCGGGTGTTTTCTCATCCGGGAGAGCGATGCCATCTCAGCAAACTGACCGACGACCAAGTCAGGGCGATGAGGTTGGAATCGGCCGTCGGTCGCCGTGGAACTCAGGCGAGGATCGCCAGAGAACTCGGGATCAGTCCCGCCGCGGTATCCGACATCATTCTCCGTCGGGTCTGGAAACATCTTCCCTAAGGCTCGTAGAGGTAGGGGCGCACGTCGTTGGGCGACGTCATCGTGCCCCACCAGTGGCCGGGGGTGAATCCCAGACCCTCGTCGGGATGATTGGTCTGGTCGGCAATCATGGTCTTGATCCCCTCGGTGGCCAGCGCCAGCCAGGTGGTGGCCTGATCCGAACGCCCTTCAGACTTGTCGATCAGGTAGTGCCACTTGCCCCAAGCGATGACGTAGGGCTCGTAGTCCTCCGGGATATCGAGACTGGCCGTGACTCCAGAGGCCGACGCCACCGCCATGCGGCGGTAGTAGCCCAACTGGAGCGTGTCCGCACCATCGGGGTCCGGGACCAGCCGAATCTTGCCCTTCTGACCGACCGAATAGATGTCGTACCACGCGGGGGTCGAGGCGACGTTCTCCTGATCTTGCCCGCGGACCCGCGCTCGTCTCCGGACTTGCTGGAGCGTTCGGTTGCTGCCCAGCAACTGGACCGAATACTCGATCTTGAAGTCGGATGGCAGGTCGTAGAAGCCACGCTGGGCTGAGATGTCGTAGCTCTGGGACCCTGCCGCAGTCAGCAGCGCGACGTTGAACCCAATCGCCGAGACCGCGGTCGCCGTGACCCGGGTGCCCAGCGTGAAACCGTTGCCCACCAGCAGGTCGTCGACCTTGACCCCGTGCCCCGCCAAGGCGCTCGCCGAAACCGAACCGGAGGAGGCGGTTATAGAGACGGCAAACGGCCCTTGGACGGGGATCGGGGTGGCTTCAGTGGTCAGAAACTCCCACTTCTTGCCGTTGAAATACTGGAAGGCCGCGACCAGAGACTTGTGAGCGCGATCGGTCTGCGCTGACTGGGCGGAGGCACCGACAGTGTCGGCGATCTCACCGACCGCACTCACCCACGGCTTGGTGCTGCCGAAGCTCAACGACATCCTTGTCTCCTAGACAGGAACGATCGGCTGCTCCTGCTCTACTTCGGCGTTGGCCTCGGCCACGATCTCCTCCCACTGCTCGTCACCGACGTGCGGCTGCTCGGTCTTGCGCTCCTCGCGCAGTTGCTCCCAGAACCCGATGATCTCGGGTGCCCACTTCATCGCGTCACGGTTCTCGTGCACCCAGTCCTTGGCGTTCTCGCCCAGCGTCTTTCTGAGAGCGGCGTCCTCGATCAGTCTGGAAAGCTGAGACTCGAACTCCTCGGGGTTGTTGAACAGCAGGCCGGTCTGGCCATCCACCATCTCGCGGGCGTAGGCGGCGGTGTTCTGGGCCAGAGTCGGGATCGGCTTCCTCAGCACGCTGGACTCGTACCACTTGATCGCCGAGCGACAGGCATTGAACACGTTGTCGGTCAACGGGGCCAGATTGATGTCGTGGCCCACCATCGCCAGCCGCAGCTTGTACTCGGGGTAGTTGCACCACGACTGGTAGGTGTACCGGTGGGCCGGAATCAGTTCGTTGATCCAGGGGAAGTTGGCGCCCCAGATCACCCAATGGACCTGAGGGTACTTCTTGGTGATGTTGCTCAGCGCCTGACGCAGCGGGAACCAGTCCTCGTAGTGGCTGATGCCGCCCTGCCAGAGAATCTTGATCTTGTCGGGGTCGTCCTTGAGGTCGACCTGTTCGTAGTCCGACATCATCACGCAGTTGGGGAACACCCGGGTCCGGATCGGCGTGGTCTCACGCTTGACGGCTTCCTCAACGTTCGGCGTCGAGCACTGGACGGCATCGGACATCTCCAGAATGCGCCGATAGGAGGCGATCGCCTGGCGATTCTTGACCAGTGAGAAGCCGTTCTCGCCATCCTTCCACAGCACCTTCTTCTCGCCCTCGCGCATCACGCCGATGTGGTGCCCCAGCGGAATCTCGGTGCCGTTCATGTCACGGATGCCCAGGCTCTTGAACGCCTGATTCAGCGGGCTGACGTTGAACAGGTTGTCGTCAGTCTCGACGATTACCGTCGGTGCCCACTTCCAGCCTTCCTCCCGCTTGCTGGGCAGGAAGCTCTGGAGTCCACGGACATTCTGATTGGCGGACTCTCCCACCGGCTGGTAGAGCAGAATCAGGTCCGATTCGGAGAAGATGCGGACCCGATCTTCGCTGGAGACTGAGGCCGAGTCGGTGTCGATCACCGCCTTGATCGGAAGCTGGAGCGCCTGCGCGGCGCGCAGCGGCACCTGGAGGCGGTAGTAAAATGAAGCCGTGTGTCGTTGCGGGACCGAGGTGTAAATGTTCAGCGCCTTCTTGGCCACGACTCCTCCTCCCTGAGTCTGGTGTTACTTGCGGCGCCGCCGGGCAATCAGACTATCGGCGTATGCCCTGATTCCAGCAAACGGGTTCCTTGTCCGGACCTGGATTCCAGACGCTCCCACCCGGCGAGCCGCCTCACCTGCCAGCGTGGCCTTCATCGCCGGGTCGATGTTGGGATCGTCGGGATCAAAGATGTCCGTCGCCACTGCCCGCGTCGCTCGTTTCTTGGCCGTCGTGTCCGGCCTCGCCGCATACCCCGCCATTGTCGACCTCCTTGAACAGATGGCCAAAATCTCGCTGGAACATCGCTTCTTGGGTTGCGCGGTCCTTGCGCTGATAAGTGCAGTAGGCCCGATTGCGGTCAAGCCACCCATAGAACTTCTTCTTGTCCTTCATCCACTCCGGGTCGAGCACGGTGGTGATGGCGTTGGCCAGCGGTACGTTGACGAAGCTGGCCACCCGACGGAACTCCGCTCCGGTGTGCAGCGAGCCGTCATCCATGTCCCGAAGCTCTTTGATGGCGTCGAATCTCGGACCGTAGTAGTCCGGAGCCACCGCCATCAACAGGTTCGGGTCCATCCACTCATCGGCCGCCACCTTGTTCGAGCCGACGAAGAACGGACTAATCGCGCCGTCGTCCGTCATTCTGGTCCGCCACGTCAGTGGTCTCCTCGGACACCGTGCCGCAGTTGGGCATGAAGTCCGCGGTTCCCTGATCGAAGGGGTGAGTGCCGCGCTTCTCCGGATACTGGATATCTGGGTAGGACTTGTCGCTCGCGGTGTCGAGCAACGGCTGTGGCGACCCAGACTCCGGCACGTTGGGCGAGGCGTCGGCGTTGCCGCGCAGTCCGGTGCCACCCTTCGGCCAGTTGAGATTGTCGTTTGGCATCAGAACCCTCCGCCCGGAAAGGGGTTGGCGCCGTTGGTGCGTCGTGCCGGGGCATTGCCGTCGCTGTGAGCCGGATACTCCCAGTCAATCCCCGGACTCACATCCGGAGCCTTGGCCTGCGGGAAGGTGTCCGGGGTTCCCTCCGGAAGCTCTCCGGTGGTCTTGTGCCCCATCGGATCTTGGTGCTGATCCTTGTCGAAGTTGGCGATCGAATGCGCTGGCTGATCGCCTCGCGCTGGAATCACCGTCGGGTCCCAGCCCTTGGCCTTACTGACCGTGATGAGCGCACTGCTCTGGCCACCTGCCATGTTGTGCTCCTTCCACTAGCGTGGAGGCCACCGCCGAAACGGCCGGGGCCTCCCCGCCAGATTGACTTCTTCCCCCTAAGCGTTGGTCACGCCGGTCATGGCTGCCCACGAACTCGGGTGATCCAACTGAAGCGTGCACTCCATCAACACCAGGCCGCGCGTGCCGTCTCCCACCTTGCCCATCGGCTTGTGCTGGGGCGGGCGGAAGAAGCTGATCTTGGCCATGCTGCGGTCGCCGATGTAGTAGGCACCGGAGGCCGAGTTGGTGCTGATCGGGATGAACCGATCGGTGATGACGGCGTACAACTGATTGAACGGAGTCTCGAAAACGTCGATGTTCGCCACCAGCTTCTGGTCGGTCGCCGCGATGTTCCGCACGTTGCCCGAGCCGCTGGAGACAGTAGCATTGACGAACTGGCGCTTGCTGGCCGGCGCGAACCAGATGCTGTCCGGCTCGGCACCCGCGTTGAACAGCGACTCCGACAGGGTGACGATGTCGGCCGTGGTCACACCGCCCGACGCCGAACTGGCGGTGATGATGCTGAATCCACGGAGACCCGCCATCAGCGAAGCATTTGCACCGTTGGCTCCGGACGCCGACCCGGTGCTCGCGATGTGAGAGTCGAAGATACGCCGCTCGCAGTTGCGGGCGATGACCTTGAACTCCTTCATGATCTGGTGCTCGTACATATCGCGGATACCAGCGACGTTGCTGGCCCGCTCACGGTCCGACACCTCGACATCACGCCGGAAAATCTGCGTCATGTTGAACAGACGGGTCGGCGCCGTCAGCGTGTCGGCAGCAAAGGCAGACATCTCGCCCTCACCCGCCGTGGCCGTAGCCGCCAGAGTGTCGACGGTCCACGAGTGCACCACGTCACGCGCCCGATTCTTGGGCGCCGAACTGAAGAACGGCGTCTGGAAACTGTCGAGGATGGTCACGATGTCGACCAGGTCCTCGTGCGTCGGTGCCCCGGTGGCAGGCCAGAAGCCGACGTCGTAGATGGTTGAACCAGCCATATCCTTATGGCCTCCGAGTCCTGACTACTGGTTCAGGAACTCATCCGTGATGACGTTCTTGAGACGGGCCTTGGCGTAGGCCACCGCGTCGCGAGGGCTACCGGTCTGCTGGTAACGCTCGTAGGCAGCGCGAATGTTGTCGCCCGGGTCTCTGCCCTGACGAGCCTCGCCCGACCTCGCGCTCGGAATCGCCGCATGGACCGCCTGTTCCGGACTCCCGTTCGGGGAGGGAGCGGCGCGCCTGCGGTTATCGCCGAACTTGAGGTAGGCATATTCCATCGCAGCTACCGGGTCGACGTTGAACATCTTGTTGTACGCCTGAGCCGTCTGGGGATCAGAGTTGATGAACGACGCGACATCCTGCTCGTACTTGCCGTAGTCCGGATGCTCCGCCAGCACCTTGCCCCTCGCCGTGAAGCCGGCCGCAATCGGCCCGAACGCCTCGGCGATCCGGCCCTGCACCTTGTTCTCGACGTAGGCATCGAGAGCACGGACCGGAATCCCCAGCGTCTCCAACTCGGCGCCCGGGTCGTAGTGGTTCTGGGGTGGCACCTGACGCTGGTTCGCAGTCATCAGGGCCTGAAGTTGCTGTTCGGCAGCATCAGCACGCGCCTTCTGGCGCTGGGCTTCGGCTCCCGACTGTCGGTATCCCTGCACCAATGATCCGGTATCGGGGTAACCAGCCAGATCGGGGCTCGGATCAGGAATGCCTGTGGGCTCGCTCATCCTTGAGACTCCCTCTCCCTCACGGGTTCGCCGGTGAGGACATGGCAGCCATTATCTGGCTGTTGCAGCGTCGAGTTCGTCGCGCTGCTGGTTGTGCCTCGCCACCTTCAACTCGGTGTCCCAGATGCTCGCCATCCAGGTACAGTCCCGGACAATGGCTCTGAGGACGTCGTCGTCGGTGTCGAAGTCGGTGCCCTTCAACTTGGTCTGTCGTTCGGACCGGGACAAGACAAGGGCACTCATCGCTACCTCCCGCCGCTGAAGCAGTGCGGGCTTCATCACTTCGTTCCAGCCTCCGAGGCTGAGAACGATGCTGACTTGCTGGGCCTGCTCTGGGGTCAGCATCTATGCTGCCGCCAGCCGGCCCAAGTCCTGAGACTGGACCATCTGCCCCAACACGCTGGGGTCTAGCTGTTCGAGGTCTTGACTCGCCATCCCGGCGACGTTCATCGGGCTCTGACCGGTGTCCTGAGCCATCTGGTTGATCATCGGGACGGTCTGAACCAAGAGTTCGTCCACGTTCTTGAAGTCGAACAACTCGAACGCCTGCCGGGCGAAGTTGGCCCAGTTGACCATCTGCATCATCACCGGGTTGGCCGACATCATCTGGAGCAGCGCCAGGAAGTTCTGCTGCTTGACCGACTTGCCCATCATCTGGGAGGCGCCGACGGCTCGGGCTCGGTAATCGGGGGCCAGATCGTCGTGGTCGACCTGCACCGACTCCTGCGGATAGGGCAGCCCGGTGATCGGGTTGACGAACGCCATGCTGCCCAGAATCTTCAGTTCCTGGGGTAGAGGCAGCCAGAGCCGGTCCATGTGGCGAAATGCGTTGGCTAGCGGTTCGATGAACCCCTGCTCTGCTAGCGCCGCCTCCATCCCAAGCCGTGTCAGCGCGTTCTCCTGCCTTGCCAGCGTTCCGCGTGCCGTCTCCCTGTCTCCCGACTGCATCCCCATGATGATGTCGTTCAGCCCCATCCCCACCTGCATGAACTGGTGGAGTTGGCCCATTTCGGTGTAGGCCATCTGGAGGCCCTGAGTGTTGGGGACCAGTGCCCGGAGACTGGTTTCATCGGCGGGGCCGTTGAGGAGCAGGACTCGCCCAGCGCGGGTAAACAGGTTCTGGGACTGGTTGTTGAGCGCCCCGTCGGAGGCCGCCCACATCGGGTCCAGCACCAAGTCGATGGCGTCCAACTTCTGGTTGCCGATCCGATCAATGGTCCGCTGGGGGCCGTAGGCGATCTCGGCCTTGCCGATGCCGTCGAAACTGTAGGGGTCGGGCATCGGGCAGTAGGACAGGAAGGGCTTCTGCTGGTTGGCCATCGGCCCTTCGCGGTTCTTCAGCACCACCCGTCCGTTGCCGATCGCGATGCAGCGGCTCCGGACCCCATCGGTGGTGAACTCGGACGGCACCAGCCCGTGCATCTCCCAGATTTCAATGGGCTTGGCGAACCGCTCGTTCTGGCGGGCGATGTGGTCGAACTCGTTACGGAACGCCAGCTTGCGCTCGATGAACTCGCTGTAGCCCGACCCTGTCAGCGGGGCGCTTTCCAGCAGCCGCACGGCTCTCGGGTCGAAGTAGGGGTTAGGGCCGCTAGCGTCCTCCATCAAGTCGTCGAGGTCGGCCCAGTAGCGGTGGATCACCCACGCCATGTCGTCGATCCGCTTGATGGCTGGCTGCTGCCAGAAATCCAGCCGGTCGACCGTCTCCCAGACCGGGCCATTGAATAGCTCGGAATCTTCCTCGTAGAGCACCGGAATCGTCAGGCCCGGAGCGATGGTCTCCATCTTCCGGTACTTGTTCTTGCGGGTCAGGTTCTTCCAGCCGAAGCGGGCGATGCCGGTGCCACAGATGTCGGCCTGAAGGAAGAAGTCCACCGCGCGGATGATGGAGTCGGCGTCCTTCATCTGGGCCGAGATCAGCACCTCGTTCTTCTTGGCCCTTGCCACGTCCTCGGGGGCGTAGCCCTCGAAGGTGACGATCGGCCAAGCGCCGAAGCTGGTCTGGACCTTCCGCGCCACGTCCGACTGGATCATGGCGAAGGTGAAGGGGATGGAGAGTTGGTTCCGGAACTGGTTGAGCTTGCCCGACCAGAGACCGCGGTAGGTCTCGTAGTACGACTTCAACTTGTTGAACAAGCTGGAGTTGTACCGGATCGAGTCTTGGCGACGCGAGTCCACAAGCTCGATGATGCGCGCCGAGGATACGGCTTGGCTGCGCTCGGTCTGGACTTCGCCCGAGGGATACTTTCCCTGCATCGTCGGGGCCTCCCTGCCCCACTCTCGTCAACGTCTGACGCTAGAACCCCTTCGGATGATCGTCAAGCCTCATATCTTGACGTGGGGGTCGATCTCGGCTCTCCCTGCCTTGATCGACTCGTCCAGACATTGGTCAATCTCGGTCATCAGCTTGTTGCGCTGCTGGTTCAGGTCGACCAGCTTCTTGGTGGTCTTGGCGTCCAGAGACTGGTCGGTCTTGGCTGAGAAGTTGACCCGATCCTGGATCATGTACAGCTTGACGTTGACGATCGAGAGCCGGTCGACCAGTTCCCCGAAGGTGAGTTTCACGCCAGCACCTTGAGCGGGAAGTGCTGGTCCCGCCATGCCGGCCATGACTTCCGTAGTTCGACCTCGAAGTCGTTGAGATGCGCCCGCTGAAGGTTCTCCCAGATCACCTTGGGGGCGTCCGAGATCGGGTCGTGGACCCGGATGCTGGGAATCTTGAGCAGGCTGGCCAGCACCACCACGCTGCTGCCGACCCCGATCACCAGCTTGGAGCAGGCCATGTAGTCGGCCAGCACCTTGAAGTTGCCTTGGTCGTCGAAGGTCTGCCAGTCGGGGTAGGTGCGGGCTGCTATCTCGCGGTCCCGGGCGTCGCCAACGAACACGATGTCGTCGAACCGGGTCTCCAAGTCCCCCCTGATCTGGTAGAGGAACTTCCAGAAGTTGGGGGTAGTACGGGTGTGCGGGCAAACCGCCTGGCCGTGCAGGATCACCCGGTTCCTCGGGAACTGGACGGTGGTGGCAATGCTCGGCTCGTCAGTCAGGGTGTCGGGATCGACCTTGACCGGAACTCCCGCCTCCGCCAAGCAGTGGAGCGTCAACTGGCGCTGGGGGAACGCTCGCAGGCCCAGGTGGTAGATCAGCTTGCCCTGATGCTCCTTGGTGTCGAGATCGAAGTGGAACGGCTGGCCCCCGACGTTGTAGTTCTCGATCCCGGGCTTGAACTCCACCTTCTCCACGCAGGGCTGGGCCTCGAATAGCGGCGCCACGATCTTGCAGGACTTTTCGTCCAGCCAGAGCGTGAACTTCTGGCCGGTCTGCTTAGCCCAGTGGTAGGCGATCGGCCATTGGTGCAAGGCATCGCCCGCCTTGCCGGGCATTGTGAAAACAACCTCGCTCATGTCTCCTCCCTGACGAAGATGTCATCGTGCTCTCGTCGCTCGATGAACTTGTATCCGGCCGGTGCCTGGCCTGGCTTGTTGATGGTCTCGATCACGATCACCTTGGGTTTCCACCGCTCGATGGTGAATCCCTTCATGATCTCGGGCTCGTAACCCTCGGCGTCGATGGTCAAATAATCAAGACGGTGGAACCCGGCCTCCTCCAAGATTCGATCGAGACGCCGAACCGGGACCACGAAGCGATGAGAGATGGCCTCCCCGGATTTGTAGCGGTTGGGATAGAGCGCCGACGATGATGCATAGGGCGGCCCTCCGAACGCGACGAAGTCACCGTCCTCAATATCTTCTGGACCAGCCGCCACGGAACGCCAGAGCTTGCGTCGATTCTGTCCCGCCTCGGCCAGCAGCGGGTTGGGCTCCACGCACAGCACAGTCCAACCCTCCCGCTCGTAGGTTAGCGTGTTGCTGAAAAACTCCCCGTCGCTGGCCCCCACGTCGCAGGCCCAGCCGATTTTGGGCAGGAACTGGCGCACTGCCTCGTCGACCCCGTTGGCGCAGTGATTACTCACGCGCTTCCCCATTTCTTGGACTGTCATGTCCATCACCCGCCCACCGCTGCGGTAAACCCTGAACTTCATTCAAGGACATAACAGTCGTTGTCAACCGAGCGCGCCTTCAGCTTATAGCCGAACTGGGCGAGGTAGGGATACTCCCGACCCCGCTCCCACGCCTCCGAGACGATCACCCTGGGCTTCCAGTGGGCGAGATTGCTGCCCTTCAGCACTTCCAGTTCCCCACCCTCGACATCGACACAGAGCGCGTCCAGCCGCGGGAACCCCCACTTCTGGGCCAACTGGTCCACGGTCCGGACCGGCACCCTGATCTCCTCCCAGTCGTTCAACTTGGCCACCGCGGGATGCTTGGCGATCTTCAGCGCCGAGTGGGCTTCGGGGTTGTCC